GCACAGTTACTACTGAAGAACCAGTTAAGGCTCCTGTTAATTTCCAAACTCTTGTTGCAACAGTTGCACCTGTTCCACCATCAGTTTTACTTAAAGTTAAAGTTCCACCATCAGTTAACGCTTGCGCAGCATAACCACCTGATATTTGTTCTATAATATTTAAGTTGGTGTTAGTCTTTGTACCCCATGTACCGGCGTTTTCTCCGGTTGCCATTAACTCTACACCTAAATTTGTGTAACTTGATGCCATAAATTTTTCTCCTAAGCTGCGTGAGTTACATCTGTATACGACGTATTTCCACTTACGTCAACATCTGAATAACTTGCGCTATTGTTTTTAGTTACATTAGTATAACTTGTATTTCCAGTAATATCAACATCTCCATATCCTAAAGGAGCAACATTTCCAACAGCAGATGTGGCCTCTTGACCTGTTAATCCTACTACGTCTTCAGGTGTTATTGCACCCACTGAAGAGGTAGCTGATAGACCTGTTAACGGAACCCCTATTTCAAGAACCACAGAACCTACAGAAGATGTAGCTGATTGACCTGTCAATCCTACAGAATCTGCTGTTGTTACTGATCCTATAGAAGAAGTTGCTTCTTGACCTGTTAATCCTATTTCAATGGCATCTAGAATTATTCCACCAACACTCGAGGTTGCCTCTTGTCCTGTTAGTCCGACTACCGTTTGAGTAGGAGAGATAGCTCCTACACTAGCCGTAAGTGATGATGGAGCTGTTAAAGCTTCAACTGATGTTATGTCTAAAGTAGGTGAGCCAATTGCAGAAGTTGCTTCTTGACCTGTTATACCTATAACATCCGCTACTGTAACTGTGCCTACGGAAGAAGTTGCACTTAGTCCAGCTGGTTGTACTAATTTATTAAAGGAATCACCATAAGGTTCTTCACCCCAACCATTTCTACCCCAACCAACTAATGTACCTGCGTTATCAAAATCTCCAAGTTCTGATTGTGCTTGTTGACCTGTTGGAATTACAATTGATGTTATATCGAAAGTAAGTGAACCAATTGAAGAGGTTGCTAATTGTCCTGTTAAAGAAACTGTTTGAGTATCAAATGCAGTTACGCTGCCAATTGAAGAAGTTGCTGATTGTCCTGTTAAAGAAATAGAGTAATCAACTCCCCATCCTGAGTTGCCCCATTGTTGTCTTCCCCATCCTTCAGCATTGTAAGCAATAACTGAACCAATTGCTGATGTTGATTGTAAACCAGAAAGAGTTATGTCAACAGAGTCTTGATCGCCCCATTCATTATAACCCCAAGAATTTTGTCCCCAGGCGTTTGACATAAGGAATTCCTCCTTATGCTATTCTTACTATAGCTGTGGTTGCTGCTTTAGCTGGGAATTGAATTGTAAAAGTTCCAGAAGAAACAGATTTATCTCCTCCAAATGCTACTGCACAAACTGCAGGATCACCAGAGGCTGAATCATTATAAATTAAACATGCGTTAGCTGTAAAAGTTGCAGACGTCCATGAAATATCATCAAAGTCACAACAAGCTGTTGTAGAATCTAAACTAGGAGTTACACTTGTTAAAGCTTTTCCGCCAGCAGTATAACCTGTTCCACTCATTTCATTCATTCCTGTTGCAGCATAAGCAGTTGTACCTGCTCCTAATGTTGCTGAACTTGTGAATAAAGCTATTTTAAAAGTATTACCTGTTGAAGCAGTAAAGTTGTGAACTGCTTTTAAAATTTCAGTTTTAAAACTGTTACAAATTGCCGATGTATTAGCCATAAAATTTTCTCCTCATTATGGAGACGGTGACTTAACTGGTATTCTGACTGTTCCATCAGTATAATCGTCTCGTCTTCGTCTTCCAAGTTGCATTCCTGCAAATTGTTGTATAGCATTTTTATACTTTTGTTCGTACAATGTCAACATATCCGTTGGGCCTTTTAAGAACGCATAAGTCTCAGCCAAACAACAATACAGAAGACCTTGTGGAAAATTTAAACTAATATAGTTTGTGTTACTACCCTCTAATAACACCGGTATTTTATTGTAATATACCCTAAATTTATAATTTGCATCAGGTGTTGGAGCTAGATACATTCCTCCTGAAGTAGTATCAGATAGACCTGTAGCACCACCAAACATAGCATAATATTTAGGAAAACCTGTAACTGAATTGGTAGTATCTGTAGGTGCTTGAATAGTACCTTCTGGTCCAAATTTTCTATCTACAAATTCTGACAAATATGTTTGATCTTTTTTTTCTAGCCAAGTACCATTGCCCTCTGTATTAGCTGTTGAATTAAATACTTCTATTCCTCTAATAAACATACAGCCTGCCGGAGCATTGATTGTATTATCATTTGCAGCTAGTGTGCCCTCTTGAACATGCCGATCAGAATCCATTGGTAGATCCATAAATATTCTTTGTTGGGCATTTAAAATAATATTTTCTAAAACAGCATCAGTTAATACACCGTCATCTACTTCAGTGTAGCTTCTAATCTGTGTTCTTAATCCTGATGCACTTAATCCTGACATTATAAACTCTCTATATTAAGAGGACTAATTACACAATTAAATCCTCCACCTGTTGCACTACCACTAGCAGCACTTGGTAATGTTAATGTAAAACTATTATAATTTGTAACTGTTGTGTTAGCATCGTTAACATAGCTTGTTCCGATTAAAGAAGCAACCTTAAACGACCCAAATACAGTAGCCCCTGAATCATGTGATCCTGCTGTTGATGAAGGAGGAGTAATTCCTCTATAAGGAGCAGATTTTCCTCTTACACATCCAGTTAAATTATTGCTTGATCTACCAGTATATTCAATAACTTCATTTTCATATAAACCTGAGACACTATTAATTTTTGTAATCATAATAAATCCAGACGTAGGAAAATTAGATCCATCAGTCAAAGTTATGGTAGTAGCACTATCAGTAATATCACCATTTAAAGTTGTTTGTAATTGAAGTTTTGCAATCGATACTCCACCAACACCTTCTTTAACATCTGTAAATCTTAAAACATCATCAACTTGTAATGCACCAGAGGGAAACGAAACTGTTAAAGTTGTGTTAGATGCAGTCGTAAAAGGATTTAAAGGTAAAAAATCTTGTGTACTAAATTCTGTTCTAGCAGGTCTTGCTCTTTGTAAAGCTTGTGGATCTGCACTTGTAGGTTTTGGATCTAACTGTGGTTGTTTAGGCTCGTACTCTGAAACATGGACCAGGGCACCATTCCATTCTCTAACCATTTCATTGTATGGAAAAGCCATACCTGATCTATCAGATATTGCTAAAGCATATTTACCTTGTGAAAATACAGACATTAACCAATCCCCGGATAATAAATTTTAGGTGAAATATATGTAGAGTTAGAAGAACCATCTTCATCTTCTGCTCTTAATAATTCATCTTCGTATAATAATTTTAATTCTTGAACTCTTTGTGGTGCATATTTAACTGCAAGATAATAAGACAAACCTGCAATCATACAAGGTACAAATCTATACGGAACGTCAGTTGCATTTGTATAAGCACCTACATCATCAATTCTTTTTGTATAATAAAAATTAATATAGTTTCCATCTTGAGCTGCACCTGGAGTTAAATATAAAGTCATTGTAACTTTATCTACAAATCTTTGTACCCAATATTGTGTAGGTAAACCTTTGTCTGTTTTATTTGAAAATCCTTGATATTGTGATCTACTAATTTTTGTCATAGGTGTATCAACTGAAGTTGATTTTACTCTATAGTCTGCTTCTTGAATGTCTGTCATTCCAATAGGAAATTGTAAAACTGCATCACTTGTACTATGAGTAGCTGCTGTACTGCCGTTAATTCCTCTAGTGCATCCAGTTAAATTTAAACTAGAAATTCCTGTGTATGAAATTTGTTCTGTTCCAATAGTTATTACACCACCTGTTGTTGGCATACCTGTAACTGAAGCTACTCCAATTGTAGCAACACTTGTATTTATTCCTGCAGATAAAGTTGTGCTAATACCACTTGATGTGCCATCAGATGGTGAACGATAAAAAGTGTAAACAGCTTGGCCATCTACTAATGCAACATTTTGATTTTTAACTTCCCAAAAATGAAGTCCTCTATTGCCCCATTCAGAAAATAAAATATTTAACGATCTTCGTGCTGTTTTTAATTGATAGCCAGACGTACCTTGAATACCAATACCCTTATCCCC